CAACCGTGACGTTACTGGTACTGCTCTGCAGTCCGGTCAAGGCATCATCGAGATTGCCGGTATCAAGATCTACAAGTCCATGAACATTCCGTTCCTGGGTAATTATGGTACCAAGTATGGCGGCACCACTGGTGTGACCAATCCTGGTAACACTGGTTCGTTCGTTGGTAGCGACACTGCACTGGAAGATGGCGGCGGTGTGACCGGCATGAACAACAACTACGGCGAACAAAATGCTTTCGACACCACCTGTGGTCTGATCTTCCAACGTGAAGCAGCCGGTGTTGTGGAAGCTATTGCTCCCCAAGTTCAAGTCACCAGCGGTGACGTGTCCGTGATCTACCAGGGCGATGTGATCCTGGGTCGTCTCGCCATGGGCGCTGACTTCCTGAACCCTGCTGCTTGCGTTGAGTTGTATACTGGCGCAACTGCACCTTCTGCCTTCGGCACCACCTATCCTGCTAACACCTGATAGGTTTATCTTATTTCTGGGGGAACTTCGGTTCCCCTTTTTTTTATCTTTGTGATAGGTAACAATGTCCTTTCCTACTTATGCTGCGTCCACCGAACTGGATGCTGTTAATCAAATATTAAGCTCTGTGGGGCAGGCTCCTGTCACCACACTAGATCTGCAAAACCCTGAAGTATCGATTGTTCTCAATACTCTCCGTGAAGTTAATCGTCAGATTCAATCTGAAGGTTGGATCTTTAATACGGAACGAGACTATGTGATGCAACCAGATTCTAGTACTAACCAAATTAGTTATCCGTACAATGTTCTACAGATGGATGCAAATGTAGAATACCACAAAAATCAATACGACTTGGTTCGTCGTAATGGTAAGTTGTATGACAGACTGAACCACACCTTTCAATTTACTGATGACGTTCATGTTGACCTTACTTGGTACTTTGACTTTACTGATGTACCACCTCCAATCCAAACGTACATCGTTGCTCGTGCAGCCCGTATGTGTGCGACCAAACTAATTGGAGATCAAGAGATTAACAAACTCCTGGCTGAACAGGAAGTTTATACCCGTGCTGCTGCTATTGAGTATGAGTGCAATCAGGGTGACTATTCTATGTTCGGCTTTAAGGATGGTCAAAACTATTATACAAGCTATCAACCTTATCAAGCTTTGATGCGATGAGCACACTTACCCAAAGAATCCCAAACCTATTTCTTGGTATTTCACAACAACCTGATAGCAGGAAGTTTCCCGGTCAAGTCCGAGATGCTGTGAATACATTGCCTGACTTTGCGTTAGGTATGTTGAAGCGTCCTGGTGGTCAATTTACTGAGTCGTTGACAAACGCAACCACCACTGGTCGTTGGTTTTCGATTCTTAGGGATGCAGAAGAGAAATACGTTGCACAATATGCCAATAACATTTTCCGCATTTGGAGCTTACTAGATGGTTCTCCACGTGCTGTTAACATGGGAAACGATACAGGTGTTCCTGGAACTTGTGTTATTGCAGATGTAAAAACAGCTCTTACTAATTACAACACTGCTGCAGCTTTAACTAAAACTAGACTGACTGAACTGAATAATGCCCAATCAACTTATTCAGAAACATTAGCCGGGCAAAACACTACGACGGAAGAACTGTTTGATGTAAAATATAATTACACACCTCCCTCAATTCCTTCTTCCTTTTTTGAAGTTTACCTGTACTCTGGTATCATTCAAAATGAGTCCGGTGTTTATACAGTAAAGAATGCTGACACAGTGGTGTCTGTAAGCGCCACCTTGCCCGCTGGATATAGCCAAGGTACTGAACGTACTGCAGAGCATCCAAAGCTTGCTGCAGAGGGTTACAGGGTCTTCACAGCGATTCATACAGTAGCTGCTGCAAATACTCCTGCAGAGTTATCAGCAGCTCTTGCTGCAATGAATACAGCACAAACTAATTATGACAACGCTGTAGCAGATGAAGCAACCAAGCTTGGTCTTTACAATACTGAAATAGCAGACTGTGCTATTACAACTGTACCTGCTAATGCTTATCTTAAGGATGCTGATCCTGCTGATATTGAAGTCCTAACTCTTAATGACTACACCTTCGTTTTAAACAAAGGTAAGACAGTCGCCATGGATCCTACAACTACTGCAGCCAAGCCGCACGAGGCTATGGTTATAGTAACTGTTGTGGGTACTGGTCACTACCGTATTTATCTTGATGGTACTGAACGTGGTACTTACAACGCTGGTAGTGGTGGTGATGTAGATGCTATTATTGATGACCTTGTTAATGACATCAATGGTCAAACCTTTGGTGGTAAAACTTACACTGCTGTAAAAGTTGGTGCTGGCATGTACATTAGTTGTACTGCTGCTTTTACTATTTCTGTAGTTGGTGGTCCATCTGAGAATGCGTTGTACGCTTTTCAAGATACTGTTTCAACTGTTGCATCTTTACCTACTCAAGCAAAAGATGGTTACCTTGTCAAAGTAGTCAATAGTGCTGAACTAGATATTGATGATATGTGGTTGAAGTTTAATACTTCCTCAGGTGCCGGTTATGGCGTTGGTACTTGGGAAGAAAGTGTTGGACCAGGTATCACGTATCATTTAGATCCGCTGACCATGCCACACCAGTTGGTTCGTCAAGCTGATGGTTCTTTTACTTACGAACCAGTTACTTGGGATGATCGTATTATTGGTGATCTTACCACTAATCCTGATCCAAGTTTTATTGGTGCACAGATTAAGCACATGTTCCTTTACAGGAATAGGCTTGGTTTCCTGTCCAATGAAACAGTGACGATGAGTAGAGCAGGTGACCTGTTTAACTTCTTCAACACTACTGCGTTGGTTGCTACAGATGATGATCCGATTGATATTTCGGCATCAACTGCTAAGCCAGTTACTTTGAACTACGTGCGTCCTACTGCTGTTGGTTTGGTTTTGTTTGGTAATACTGAGCAGTTCCTGCTTAGTACTGATTCAGACATCCTCAGTCCTAAAACGGCAAAGATTAACACGTTGTCGTCGTATGAGTGTGAGGCTGATGTTGAGGCTGTGTCTACCGGCATCTCTACTAACTTCATAGCTAAAACCGCTCTTTATACAAAACTGTTTAGTTTGCTTGATATTAGTGGAGACAATCCCCCTAATGTTGAGGAACTAACATATAACATACCAGAGTTGATTCCTAGCACTATTGATAGTTTCATCTCTTCTGCTGCCTCATCCATTATCTCTTTGGGAACACTGGGAAGCAGCACTGTATATCAATACAGGTTCCTACAACTAGCTGAACGTAGAGTTCAGTCATGGTATAAGTGGACCTTAACTGGTACATTACTTGATCAGTTTTTTGATCAAAGCACCTATTACGCTGTCGTAGCTAACGGTTCTAACGTTGAAATTCAATCCTTTAACCTTAGACAATCTAGTGATGAAGGGTTCTTGACCCTGCCAACTGGTGAGAAGACAGACGTGTTTCTGGATTATTGGTCTATCAATCCTTACAGGACGTATGATTCTAATACTGATAAAACCAGAGTTTTCCTACCATATGATCATGTAAGCGGAAAAACTTTTGTAGTTGTTGCGCTTGGTGGTTACATTGGAGGTAGTAACGTTACTTCCAGTCAATCCGTTGGTGCTGTTCTACAACCAACAGTTGCAGGTTCTGCGGGTGCTAATTATGCAGACATTGACGGTGACTATCGTGGACGGGATCTAATCATTGGATACCAATATGAAATGTCAGTAGAGCTGCCTAAGTTCTTCTCCACTAAATCTGAAGGGGGATTTGTTAGCAGTGATCAAACCGCTGATCTTATTATTCACCGTATCAATGTGGCTACAGGTCTTAGTGGTCCTGTAACTTACGAGGTAGATCTGACTGGTATTCCTACGTGGGAGAATGTTGTGTCTACTACTTTGCCTAACACTTATGTACTAAACAACGTTAACCTTTCCGCTAACTCTTTACACGTTGTTCCTATTTATCAACGTAATAGGAATACTTCGATCAGGATTATTGGTAACACTCCGTTCCCAGTAAACCTTCTAGATCTGACATGGGAAGGTAAATACAGTAATCGTTTCTACCGCCGAGGTTAAACCATGAGCAATTCCACCCACGGGTTTACAATGCGTCAAGCAACCCTAGATGACATTCCCAGTATTGTTTCAGAATTACTACCTGAAGGTAAAGAAGACTTTGCAAGGGCTGGCATGAATCCAGTCCTTTGCATGGCTTACGATACCCTTAACAGTAATACTAAAGTATTGCTAAGTCCTAGGGGGATTCCCGCTGGATTAGTTGGTGTGAGTCAGGATGGATGCATCTGGATGAACATGACTAATGAAGCCAGAAAATATCCAAAGGCATTTATACTTTGGGCTAGAGAATTTGTAAGCAACGCTGGTTCGCTGCTGTGGAACCGAGTTGATATTCAAAACAATAATCTAAGAAAGTTCTTGAGGCTTATTGGTTTCAAGATTATCAACGTCGTTCTATGCGACACACGAAACATCTATTATGTGGAATTTGCTAAGGTAAATTAAATGACAGATTTTAATTGGGATAAAGCTAAAGCAGGGGCTGGTGTTGGCGCTGGCCTAGGCTTGCTTGGCATGGGTCTCAATATGTGGCAGGCTGACTCAGCCTATAACGCAGAGGTCCAGCAATGGAAACAGCAGGTAGATGCTACGACTCGTGCTAATCAACGTCAAGCGTTGATGATCCGAGAAGCTAACACGCGTACTGCTGATATTTATGGATACAAAACCGGACGGTTTGAAAAGAACCTAGGTTTTATTCAAGAAGAATACAGCCGCGCTGGTGAAGATCTTCAACGTCAACTTGGTGCAGAGTTTGCTCAATCTGCTTACTCTAAACAAGCACAACTAAGTGCTTTATCACAAGCTGTTGGCTTTAACCGAGCAGCCTTTGAGGGTACTAGCCGTTCTCGTCAACGTGCTGATCTTATGGGAACTCTTGGTACATTTGGACGTAACGCTGCTATGGAAGCTGAAAGGCTTGCAGGTGTAGTGGAACAAACTAATAGAAGCCGTCAAGCACTTGGTCGTCAAGCTACTCAATCCATCTTTACTGCATGGGGAGATCTTGGTATTCTTCCAGAAACGCAGAGATACTTTGGTCAAGAAGTTGCTATGCGTCCTCAAGGTCCAAACATGGGTATGCAGATTGCAACTGGTTTGTTGGACACTGCAAAACAAGCAGTGGGTATGGGCATGTCTATGGGACAAATGGGTTAGTAACCAATGGCACAATCTAAAGAACTACAACTCCAACAGGGCTATCAAAGTCCTATCCAAGCTCAAGGCTATAACCCACTCCAAGTTGCAGATGCTTCACAACAAATGGAGCAGAACAGAGCTACGGCTCTTGAAAATGCTAGGCGTGAAGATGCAGCTCTTACTAAAGCTGATGAGGCTGCCCTTGAGTTTGCTCAAAATTTAAATACAAAACAATTAGCTGATCTTTCTGCTTTATCTAAATCTTTGCTCGGTGCATCTGAAGCAGGGATGAAGATGTATTGGCAGGCTGAAGCTACTAAAGGTATCAATGCCATTCGTGAATCAGGTGTCCCATTCGACGAATACTTTGAGTGGCACAAAACCAAGAAAGATCTAGAGATTGCACAGGCTGGTGGTGATGCCCTTGCTAACCAGTCAATGGCTGCTGGTGAACCTTTTGAAGTTGCTAACCTGTACAAAGGTCTGAGTGGTATTGCTAAGATCTACGCTAAGGAAGAAGTTGCACGTCAAGGTGCAGACTCTTACCTTCCGTGGATGCAGAACCAACTGCAAACTAATGACAGCTTAGTTCTTCGTACAAAGAACGGGGAAGAGTTTACCCCGAATAAAACTGGTAATGATCCGGTTAAACGTGCTCAAGCTATCCGTGCATTGGATGACCAGTTCTATGAACAATTTGGTTTTCTTGGTATTAACCGTGTAGTCCTTCAAGACCAAGCGTTTGAAAAGATGAACGCTGGTCGAACCAAGTTGATTGGTGAGGCACGGTTTAACTTTGCACAAGAACAATCTGCAGCTACTCGTGAGACCGCAATGGTCATGCTGCGTCAAGGTAATTATCTTGGTGCTGTACGAGCATTGGCTTCTACTGTTGACGGTGAAGGACGCCATATTGGTTATGGTGGTGCTCACGATGCAGCAATGAAAATGATGGGTGAAATTGATAAAGCAGGTCTTCTAGAAGATACAGCTTATCAAGCTATCCTTAATCAACCAGATGTTGACAGTGGTAAACCTGTTGGTAAGCGTTGGGAAGTTAGGTTTGCTCAGTTTGAAAAGGACCGTGCTGCTCGTGCACGTGCTGATTGGACGGCGGATCAAGCTGACCGAGAACTTGAAGCGGGTAAAGCCGAAGATGAGTTTAGGCAACTCTTTGACAACGATCCTACACAACGAACTGAGAGTAACATTAAAGCTGCTCAAGAGCGTTACTTCTTCCTGTCTGGTGGTAAAAAGAGTACGTACCTTGAAGGTCTTCAATCTGAGTACAGTGTTGACGCTAAAGGTAAGGCAGAACTTAATAGCCGTTTTGAAAAGCTTGCTGAGCAGAACCTTCTTACTACTGACATGGTAGCTCAAGCTCCTTGGAGTGTTCAATCCAAATGGATGGACACCGCTAAGAAGCAAGAGGCTGGAAGAACTACTCAATTCAAAACTCACCTTAAAGCTATCGAGAACCACGTTAAGACTGATCCTCGTGTGAAAGTCTCACCTGATGGTTCTACTAGTGGAACAGCTACTCTTGTTGTTGGTGAACTTCAAGCTAAGTTTAACCGCAAGGTTTCCGAGTATGTCGGCAGTGGAATGAGTCCAGCTGCAGCAGCCGATCAGGCTGTATCTGAAGTAATGGCTGAGTTCCAAACTGCTCCTCGTTATGCGATGGATAGTATGGGTAATTTCTCCGGATTTACCCTTGGTACTGCTAAAACTTCTGCTGCTATCAACCAGAAACTTAACAAGATTCGTAATGCGATTCTTGGAGGTGGTAAAGCATCTCTTAATAAAAAACCTGGGCTTATCTTTAATGCAGCACAACTGACTGCAATGGAAGATGGTTACGGTGAACCTGGCTGGACGATGCCATTAGAGGCTCAATACTGGGGATCTAAACTTGGTATTAGTGGTCTTGAGGTTATCAACCGTCAGCGTGAAGCTGCAGGTATGCGTCCTTTGATTACACCTGCATCTATGGAAATTATGAGTACTGCCATGACCTCAGATATGCAGGCACTCCTTAACAGGTTGCCTACGTATAACCGCTCTGTGCGGGCTCTGAGCAGCATGGGAAGCTTCCAACCTGCTATGGTACCTAAAGGGTTCGGAGACCCAATACAGGCGGCTGCAAAGGCCAATGGTATTGATCCTGCAATCCTTACTGGTATCTTAGAGGTTGAGTCTAGTTGGCGTGATGACATCATTTACGGTAGAACTAAATCAGTGGCAGGCGCTAGAGGTATCGCTCAAATCATGCCGGAGTATCATCCTGGTGTGAACTATGACGATCCTGTAGCCAGCATTAACTATGCTGCCAAGCACCTTAAAGGGTTGATTGCTGCTACCGGTGGTGATGTAAATCGTGCTATTCAAGCTTACAATGCGGGTCTTGGAGGTATTGGTAAATCTCAAGAGAATAGGGATTATCTTCCTAAGGTTCTCAAATCTGCTGCTAAGTATGGCTACGGTCAAGCTTGGCGTGATCCTGCAACTATGCGTCCTTCCGTTGTCTATAAGATCGGAAGTCTTGGGTATGGGTCTACGGGTCCACACCTTGATTTGAAACGTGTTGCTAGAGGAACAACCACCACTACTGGTTCTGTTGAAATTAAACCCAATGAAGTTGATAACTTTGTTGAAGTCAACGTAGAAGGTAAGTGGCAAGCTCTCTCTAAAGGCACAACTATGACTGATACTGAAGCACGTCACAGAGCACGTGGTTCGTATGGAGTCGATTATGCAGCACCATCTGGTACGCCAGTGAGGCTGAAAAATGGAGCACAAGTCGTTGGTTCGTTCAAAGGTCAAGAAGGCACGGACCATCTTATCATTGAACTTCCCGATGGCAGAAGGTTCCAATTCTTACATGGTACTAAAGTGTAAAAAATGTACAATCCTTACGAGGACTTCAACGCTAAGGATGAGCCTTTAAGCGAAGACGTTAAAAATCAACTACTTCAGGACAAGGCTCAGTCCGAACAAACTGTTATGAATATGGAGGCAGCTGAACAACAGGTAGTACCTGGGGTTCCTGCCAAGCCGGGTACGCCTGGTCAACAGCAGACACAACCCTCAGCTAAGCAAGAACCCAAGAAGGAAGAGTCTACTAGCCTTATTCCTAAGGACATTGGTCAAGCTGCAAGAAACATTGCTGAAGGTGGGTTTGCCCCTATTGCTGGTGTTGCGGATTGGGCTGTAGACTTGTACAATATTCTGCCTACTCCTGACATCCCGAAGATCCCTAAGTTCAAGAACGATTTGTTTCAAGCAGCTCGGGAACTTTCTTCTATTGTTATTCCTACCGTTCTTATTACTCGTGGTCTTGGTGGTGCTGCTTCTGCAGCTAACGCTAAGGTTAAGTGGGAACTGGGTAAGAATGCATTAGTTAAGTGGTTAGGTGAGGCTGGTATTGCAGCTGGTTCTGGTGCATTTGTTGATGCTACTAACAAGCTTAACGAAACTGATGACAACCTTCAGGGAACTTTTAAAAAGATGTTCCCTAAAACCTTTAGTTGGATCTCTGATGATTGGGCTACCGTTGATGGTGACTCACCTGATGTGATTCGTGCTAAGAACGTTAATGAAGGTATTGGTCTCGGTATCTTTTCTGACCTTCTTGTAGGCGTTGGTAAACTGCTTCGGGCTACACGAAAGACAAAAGAGGCTACAAACTTCATCCCTATGGATGAACGGGCAGTCAATTTTAAAAAGCAACACGAAACAGGCACAGTAACTGCAGAAGATGAAGTCCTTGAATCAGCAGGTCGTCGGGAAGAAGTTCTTGATGAACGAGCTGATTACGGGATTGCTAACAACAAAGAAGGTGCTTATCTTGGTATCCACGATGTATTCGATTCTGAAGAAGCTGGTGTCCGGGGTCTGGATTCGATGGGAGTTGTCGGTGCTGGCATTGACCAAGTACGGATTGCCAAAAATTATGGAACTGTTTATGGACGACTTCGTAATTTCCTTTCTGAGCCTGCTGCAAAGTATGTCCTTAGAACCGCTGATCCTGCTACCTTCGATGAAGTTGATGATGCACTGAAGCAATCATTTGACTCTGCTGGTAAATACAAAGTTCTGTTGGGTGATGGTGCTACTATTACTCATGCAGATGTTGTGGAAGAAGGTGATAACCTCAGCAAAGTTCTTCTTGATCCTCGCATGAATGTCGATGAGATGAAGAAGGTTTTCAAAGAGTTCTCTGATGTTGTTGATGGTACTGAACGTTTGTCGGTTGGTACTAAAGGTGACGTAGCTTTTGCTGGCTCTTTGCAAGCTCTTCGTACTTTGCGTGATGAATACATCAACCTAGACACTGTTCGTGTTCAGGGCTACCTGGCTACTTCACTGGCTGGTCAAGTCTCTGACCTTGCTGAGGGTGCTCGTCTTATGGACGGTACTGCAGCTATTGAACGTGCTCAGGAACAGATCCTTGATAAGATTGAATATCTTACTGTTGTCCAAGGTCGGGCTAAACAGCTGCGTGGTCAAGGTCTGAATAGCCTTAAGCAAATCTACGCTCATCTTAGGGAGAAAGATTTTAATAAGGTTCAGACGATGGTTGATAGCTTTAACGAAACTAAGGATGCCACTGACCGAGAAATCATTGACCGTGCTAAACGTACTGTCGATACCCTTCGTCAGGTATCTAAAGAACGTCCTGAATACCTCAAGCCGTTGCAAATGGCATGGGAGTTTACGGATGGTAACATTGATACCATGTCTAAGCTGA